ACATCAACTCTTCCATCAAAGTCTTTTGCTTTAACAAATTCATCAGGTTTTTCTGAATAAGGATAACTAGGGGAAGTAAACTTAGCAATAATATCACTAAGTATATTAAATTCTTTGTGCATAGATGAATGAAGTCTTGCTTGAATTGCACTCATTACTTTCATTTGTCTTTCCATAAGGGCAAGCGTAGTTCCAACAGGTGCTTCATTATTCATGTCTGCAATTTTTAAATCACCTAGACTTGCAAATCTTCTACCTTCATCAACTATTGTTGTTAAAAGAGAATAGAGTGTTGCACTTGGTTCTTTGTAAGGAAGGAACTGTATGTTCTCTCCTATAGAGCCACCTGGTACATCTACATCTCTGAACTCACCTGGCATAATTGGTGTATCGTCACCTTTTATTCTTAGACCTCTTGTCTTTAATCCACCTGGTAAATTTGATAATGTGCCTGCATCAATTAACTGACGCAGTAAAGAAGTTGCTGATCTACTAAGACCACCAATCATATGAATTAATCCAAATCCATAAAAACCAATACCTGGTAAATATTGATAATGTACAAAGTGTTGTCTTCTTTCTTTTGTGGGGTCGTCTTCTTCGTAGTTTCTTTTTATTGAAAGAATTTTTCTACTAGATTTATCCATGGTTACAATATACGGAAGAGCAATACCTGTTTCTTCTCCGTTTTCCATATCTTCAAAACCCACAAGATCAAGATTAACTTGCATTTCTAAGAGTGTGTAACGATTATCATTATCGTAACTAGTATCACTTTCTCCTGTAAGTTTATTATACTTATCAGTTATCTCGTTAATATCAGGAGAAGGAGAAGGTAAATCACAATCTCTAAAAAATCCTGAGTACATTAATTTTTTTATTTCGTTTTCTGTTTTCTTCATTACATGAGTAGCACGCTCACAAGTTAATAAATCACTTGCACCATAACTAACTACAAAATCTTCAGCAGGTACAAAGATAGAGCATGGTCTATTCATATTCGGATCAAAGTAAACTTTTCTAAAAGCTGATCCTGCCAAAGGTAATGAGAACAATAATTTTTCTGTTTCAGTTCTATACTCGACCATCTTTTCTGTTAAAAGATAATTCATATATTCTTCAATTCTGCGTGATTGTTTTTCTTTTTCTTCGTCAATGACTCCTACTATTTTAGTTCTAACAGGACCATCAGCAGGAAATATTTCTGATATTGCTTGAGATTGAAATTTAATAACTGCTTCAGAAAGGAGAGGATGAAAAACACCACAAGCTCCTGGCCAGGGTTCAGTTCTTTCATCTATTGTTAAACCTAATTGATCTAAACCTGTAACGTAAGTGTTTTCCCAATCTGATCTCGATTCTTTATCTGCTTGAAACAGACCATGAAGTTCTGAACCTAGCATATCTAATTCTGAATCATCTATTAGTTCGGCTAAGTTTTCTCCAAATCCTGATTCAAGACCTGTAACTTCTTCTTCAAAACTAATGATAAGACTTCCATCTTCTTCTTCAGGAGATGTTTCTACTTCTATTTCTATTTCAGTTGCTAAACCATTGAGGGATTTTTTTACTTTATCAGCTTCTGTAGGTCTTATTGATTTATCTATAGCCATTAGTAATACTCCGCCTTCCTTCTTTCGTTGTATGGTTCATCTTCTTCATCACTAAACAGACTAATAAAACCACCCTGCCTGAACCTTATCAGAGCTTGCGTGCTACTGTCAACAAGGTCGTCATGTGAAGCATTTGGGAAAGACGCAAATTCTTCAACAACTTCTTCCGCCCATCTTGTATCAGGTCTCCACACTACTCCTGATGCAAACAAATCTGCAACTGCATTTACACGAGCTATCTTATCATTTCCTCGACTTGGTGTATACTCCGAAACAGGAACTCCTGCCGCTCTCAATTCAAATATCAATGGCATACCTGCCGCCTTGCCTTCAACTATACAAGCATCAGGCTCAAAATCTTTATACATTTCCATTGCTTTGGTTTTTAATTCAGGAAACTCTAAACGATCTTTAAAGGCATCAAGCAGAATCACCTGAGGTGCGGTTCTTCCATCAAATTCATCTTCTCCATAAAACACTCCCCATGTAGTACATGCTGAATAATCAGCTCTTTGTGTTTTCAAAAATGCTGTATCCCAAGATTGAATAATAAACTGACATTGAGGAGGATACTCATCTTCCCAAACTCTCCACCATTCTCTTTTAACTATAGCACCTTCTTCTGACGTAGGGTCTTGTTGATACTGTGCTGACCATTTAGAAATAGGTAGCTCTGCTTTCAATGCTTCTAACTCTTCTAGTTTCCAAAACTCTGGCCAGAGAGCATTACCTGAAGGCATTATTGCAGGAAGTTCTATAACTTTCCATTCATCTGCACCACCACGTTTAATACTTGAATCTATAATTTGTCCTGTTAAATCTTTATCGTGCCATCTTGTCATAACGATAACGATAGCACCGCCAGGTTGTAGTCTTTGTCGAGGACCTGATGTGTACCATTCGTATGTTTTATTAAATACATTTGCATCCGCAGAAGCACCTTCTTGCTCCGAATGAGGATCATCAATAATTAATAGATCAGCACCTTTACCTGTAACAGCACCACCTACACCAATCGCAAAGTATTCTCCACCTTTGTTTGTGTTCCATCTACCTGCAGCTTTGCTATCTGCTTGTAGCTTTACTTCACCAAATATATTTTGAAAGTCTTTATCTCCAACTAAGTTTCTTACCTTACGACCAAAACCTACTGCAAGTTCTGCTGTATGAGCTGTTTGGATAACTTTCTTATGAGGATATCTTCCTAAGAACCAAGCAGGTAAAAGATAACTAGCAAACTCAGATTTTGTATGTCGAGGTGGCATATTGATTATTAATCTTTTTAACTTACCATCTACAACATCTTTAAAAGCATCCGCCATAATTTGATGATGCTCCCCATTGATAAACGCTGGCCAGACTTGCTTTACAAAAGATAAATAATTTTCTTTAGATTCCTCTTTTGTTTTAGCTTCTTCATACTCACTTAAAAGATCAAGAAGTTCTTTCTTCTGTTGAGGTGAATACTTATCTAAATTTTGTAATATAGAATTAGTATCTATAGGGAGGCTCATTTTTTTCCTGCTTTTTTATTCCTCGGAAAAGACCTATTAGAACTTTTATTAACGATAGATAGATTTTTCTTTGAATTGTTTTTAGGGTTACCATCTTTGTGATGAACATCTTTCCCATCACCTTTTTGAACTATACCTGCTTTTATCTTTTCATTCCTAGCGGCATTTCTTGAGGCTCTATTTTTCTTTTGCTTTGGAGAACTATGATAATTTTCATATTCCTTTTTGTAATTTCTAGCCATTTAAATTCCTGTTTTATGTTTATCTATTTATCAAGTACAATATTTCTGAAATCTTCATTGCTGTTGCTTTTGTTGTTTTCATATTAGGCTCTACACCATCTTGATAAGTTACTAGTAATACACCCCACGCATCTTCTGAGCTCATTATAGGACAAGCTATATTAGGAACATTTCTTTCAAGAGAAGTACATTGGCTTAAAACAAAGTTTCCAATAACATATTCATCGCCTTCCATCCAATAACCTGTTGGTAATAGATCAGCAGAATTTCTAGGTTCAGTAAGTAAAGGAACTACATTCCTAGCATCCACCCAATCATACAACCATATTGATTCAATACTTCTTTCAGACCTAAGAAGTCTAGTAATTAAATCTTCTACTTTAATTATTTTTTCAGGATCATTTTCAAATACCTCTGCTATTGGTATTTCAGTATCTTCTTCTACATTCAGATTTGTATATTGTTGGAAACCAACGTAAGCAATAACAGAAACAATAAGAAGGCTCGTAATCTTCATTACAAAAGCTGACCAACTTTGTTCAGGTGATATAATGCTTCTTATAGCGTTAATAATGTTTTCCATTTGTTAATACCTTCTATTACTTTTTCAACCAGAAGTTTAACAGCAATACCATGAGAGCTGCAATACCAAAAATATCAAAGTAAGTGAGTGTCATTAAAACTTATCTATTATTAAACCAATATCAGCAGAAAGTTCTTTTGCATTAATCAAAACTTTCTCTGATTTCTTTTTTATCTCTGTAGTATTCTCTAGCAAAGTAGTTTGATCGTGTTGATACTTCTTATCCCAATAACTTTTAGATATATTTTTAAAAAGTTTTTCATGTTCCTCCATTGTGAGGTACTTTTTAAAAAAATTTTTTTTGTGAGATATTAATACATACTCATCATTAAAAGATATTGTACAATCTTCTGCTTTTACTGTCGGACAATTATTTTTTTCTTTCATAGTTTCTTTTCTCCCTGCAAACATTATA